CCCCGTTACCGCCTGCGCTTGGGTAGGCTGCTGCTAAACCACCGCCTGCGGAATTTATTGTGGAAAATACTGATGCTGTACCTACGCTTGAATTAGTGCGGTTAGAAGTTGCGCCAGCGCCGCCGCCGCCAACTGTTACTGTGTAATTAGTAGATAGCGAAAGTGTTAAAGCGCTTTCTAGCGTTCCACCGCCACCCGTTGCGGTAACGGTTGAACGAAGTCCACCTGCGCCGCCTGCTGGTGCGCCAAAACCTGTGGCAACATCTCTGCCACCACCCGCACCGCCACCGACTACCAAGTAATCTACTGTTACTCCTGCTGGTGCAGGTGCAGCAAAGATCGCTGGGATTACATTGGCGATCATTAGGCAATAGCCCCCACGATGTACCAAGTATCTGTTCCAGTCTTGATGCAGGCTGCTGATTTGTATTGAGCAAGAGTTGGGGAAGCTGCTGTCGCACCTGCTGAAAGAACTGTGGTTGTGCCGGGCGTTACTGCTGAGATAGTGCAAGTACCAACGCCGATATTTAGAACAGTAAGAACTGTGCCAATTTCAAAGGCTACCGAAGCGTTCGTAGGGATCTTGAAGGCAATAGCAGTTGCCTTATTCATGATCTCTAAGTTCTGATATTGGTCTGCTAAAACTGCTGTGTAGTCGGCTGTCTGAGCCGCGCCTACAGAAAACGAAGTAAGTCCGTTGTACATAGCCGCGCTAAGGACATCGCCTGTGCTTGCTGGAAAGCCTGTTGCCATTTATATCTCCTAGTACGCCATTATGTTAGTGCCGATTATACCTGATATGTCTGATCCGATGATGAACCCTTCAACGATCGGTTCGAGAGTTGTCACAGTTACGCTCATGGCATTTGGCGTGATGTTCCATGAGAGTCCTTGCGCCTGTAAAGTCTTTTCAATGGTTGAGCCATCTGGCTGAACATTAGTTACCTTGCAGACTGTGAAATAATCCATGTCAAGCATGGTCGCAGTAGGCACATCTGGATCGAGTAGATCGACCGTCATGGCATCTATGCGGATCGTGGTTTCCTTGCGAGTTGCCACATATATCTTAGCCACATTGAGAGCATCTGCATCAGTCTGGAGAACTAGGTTGTTCTCGTTAATCTGGTGAGGGAAATACTTAGCAATAGAAGCTGTGTCCTCTGAGACCTGCTGAGTGCCGCCATAGCGGGTCATGCCAGCGCTGTTGATAATCAACTTATCATCGAAGGCGAAAGTGAGGTTCTTATAGGGAATACCTGTGGTCTGATTAAACTCTAGTGGAGTCTCGCCATACTTCTTAATCACATTAGTGCGGTTTAGGAATATTGCTGTGCCTTCTGTGTCGATATAAAATGCGCCTTGCTCTGAGAACTCTGCGTTCTTTAGCGCATCGAGAGAGGTTCGAGAAGTGCCAGGATCAGCGATGCAGGTTGTGTTGCCTGTGTCGATCGTGCGCATAGATGCTGGCCATTGGACTTGATCTAGGATCTTGTTAATACGAGTGCCGGTATCTTGCCCAGCCGTAGCGCTTGCAACTGTAGTAATCCCAGCCTGTTGCATAAGTCTAAAAGCATCAGCGCAGATTATGTCAACATAGCCTGTCTCCTGCCCTTGCGGATAGGTGTACTTATAGTCAGTCGTATAGCCAGAGAATAGGAAGTAACCCACGCCGCCTACGGTTGCTGAGACACGCAACTTGCGAAGTGGAGTCAAGAAGCCAAAGTAAGGCGAGTTCACATTCTGTGGGTTAAAGTCAGAGTTAGGATCTAAGACTCTGATAGTTGCAGACCCAGACTCGTAAGTATCGCGCATGATATTGCGACCGCGCTTAATACTGATCTGTCGGACATTGGGAGTTAGATCGACTGTTGGTTCTGGAGTAGTAGTCGAGGCTAGTGTGCCTACGCCTAACTTGCCATATTCAGGATCGCCAATAGTGAAGGGATACCCGAAGGTAGCCCCTGAAGTAAAGTCGAAAGAGACAGCGATCTGAGCAGGAAGTGTCATGCTCCGAATGACCCGCCTTGACGGAATATCGCAGCGAACTTCGCAGATATTGAAGCATCGAGCAAAGTATCGCGGAGAACATCTTGCAGACTCTCTTGAGCAATAATTGAGCCAGCGTTGACATTAACTGTAAAGTCAACGCCTGCTGCGCTTGTCATAGTTGTTGCTTGAGGCAGCGAGTATTGCTGACCAGTTACGCCATAACCTGATGCCATAGACATAACAGGGGCAACAGTTGGATTAGAGATCCTGCGAACCTGCGCCTCGATCATGTCGAGATAAGACTTCCATGCTGTAAATGGGTTCTTAGCATCTGGAAGGCTTGCAAGATAAGCCGCTAGTTGCTGTGATAGTCCTTGAGACTTGGCTAGTTCTCCAGCAAGTTTAGATGCCTCGGAAGTATTGCCGGTCAAGATCGCTAGTTGCAGTTCTAAGCGCTTGCGTTCCTCGGCAGATACTTCGCCTTTGAGTGCAGCGATGATCGAAGTTTGTTGAATGTCGAATAGAGTGCCAGCCTTTTGCAGCGCTGTCTGTTCTTTGATCGCCTTAGTCTGCTCTTTAGTTGTCTTGAGCAAAGCATCGCGGTTCTTTTTCGCTGCCTTCTCGGCTGCTGCTTTGTTTAGTTCTGATGCAACTGCTGGCGTGATACTTGCCTTAGTGCCAGGTTTAGCAAAGATGCCGGGTATTCTAGTAAATTGTAGGTTAAGTACTGTGTCTAGTAACTTAAATGCTTTAGCAGTTCCTGAAACCAACGCAGCAATAGCGTTAGCGGCTGTGTCGATTTTTGTGATGATGTTATCAAGTCCACCTTGACCGCCACCACCTAAAGTAGATAGCGCATCGACTAGACCCTTACCGATAGTCTCTTGAGCGTTAGCGGCTGCAACAGTTAACCGATCCATCGATCCTGAATAAGAGTCAACGGAAATCTGAGCCTGACCGCCGAATAGATCGTTAATTCTTGCTTGGACTTCCTCAAAGGACATAGCCTTTAGTTCTGCCTGAGTTAGTCCGATGCCGTACTTAGCAAGTGATCGAGTCTGCCCTACGAAAGCCTTGGAAAGGTCACCTGCGACCGAGACCACATCTGCACCGCTAGCAGCTGAAAGATCCAGCGCTGTGCGCAGTAATTCTTGGCTCTTATACACATCGCCAGTTGTAGTTAATAAACGCTGAAAGGCTGGACGAAGTTGATCGTCAAGAACGCCGAACTGCTTCTCAAGGTCTGCGATAAAGTTCTTAACTGAAGGATCTGCAAAGGCTAACCCTAAGTTATCTAAAGACTGGGTTAGGACTCTGGCTGCTTTATCGTCTGCGGCGAATGCTTTAGCAGCATTGAAGCCAGAACGCGCTAAACGCTGAACCGTAAATAAGCCGAGATATGACTTAGCAAGCGTCTTGACTTGGTTGTTAAGTCCAATGGTTGACTTAGCAGCATCTGTAAAGGCTTTCTTGCCAGAAAATACCGAAGCAATATCTATCTTTAGATCAGCCATTACTTCACCTTAGTCTTTGCTTTAAACTCAATGGCAGAACTGCCTATGGCTTTTACTACTGCTGCTGTGACTTTGCCTTGATCTTCAGCAAATGCTCTAAAAATTGCTCTACCAGTCATCTTGCGAGTGGCTCTACCAGCTTGACCTTGTTGGCGTGGTCGAGCGTTGACCAGTTCACCTGTTGCGTTGGCTCTATTGATGAATTGCTTGCCAGCGTTAGGGTTGAGTGACTTGTTGACCTTGTTTGATGTGTCGATGTAATCGCTGAACTTACCGCGAGTAGAAGCCTGAGAAGGCTGACCGCTAGGGTTTAATCGCCCTGCTGTCTCGTAGATCGCTCCCCCGGCGGAAGTGTTAACGATGCGAGCCAAGGATACGAACCCACGCTTATTAGGCTTAGAAGGGCGTGTTGAGTATTTAACTCCGCGCTTGGCTTCTGCTTGATCGTACTTCGGGAACACGCGATATTTAACTGTGTTTTCTGATGATGTGGCTGAAGTCCAGCCAGATAGCATCGAAGTATTAGATGGCATATAGCCACGCGCCCGATTAGTAATTGGCTTTAGCGCAGCTGACATTTCTTTAGTGGTTTTCTTCGCTAGATCAGGTTCGAACTCTTTGAGGGCTTTGCGAAGTTTATCAGCGCCTTTTAACTCGACTGGCATCGCTCTGCTCCTTCGCTCTGTCCTTTAGGGCTTGAAGTAAAGTCCTAAACATTGTGTGATCTAGTTCAATTAAAGTTTGGGGCGAGAGTCCTGTCTCAATGCTCAGACGAGCAACGAGATAGGTGAAGGACTCCCGCGTTACTCCAAAGGGTCATCATCGAGAACCTCGACTCGCGCCAAGGTTTCAAGGAATGACTCTCCGAAGGGTTTAACGGTTTCACCCGACCGACGAATAGACTCCCAGCAAAGCCAATATACATCGCTTTGCTTTTCATCATCTCTAAAGGCTTTATGGAAGCCCTTCTTTGCATACTGCTCGAAGGCGTACTCGATCGCCGGAGTGATCTGGTACTCGTTAACGCTTCCGTCTGCCCTTGTTACCTTTAGTTTTGCCATGCTTTGCCCCTTAGTTAGTTATTACGCTGTTGTAATTGCTACTGTGCCGTTGACATTCCAAGTTACTGACTGAGTGCCAAGGTCTGCAACTGAACCGTTAATATCGGTTGTGTTGTTGACTAGGCAAGTCATTGTGTAAAGTGGGTTTGTCGCTGAAGTAGCAGCTGAAGTCTGCTTGAGAGTTACTGTGACTGAAGTTCCCCATGCAGCCTGCAAAGTTGCTAGAACATTTGCTGATGCTGTGTCATTTAGGAAGTCAATAGTTAGAGATGATGCTTCTAAGCCCTTTACGAACTTATGACCGCTATCGCCCATTGCTGTAACTTCAAGTTCATCAAAGGTACGGTTAAGCGTTACTGATGTGACATGGTTTGAGAGGTCAACCGAGTTAACAGTAACCACTACTCCATTGTTTAGAAATACTGCCATTTGGTTTATTCCTCGTCTTTCTTATTAGATGGTTTTGGTGCTGGTGCTACAGGAGTCTGACCAATCTTGATCAGGAACTCTGCTTGTTCTTTTTCCCATTCATTCATGGTTTAACTCCAACTCGTTAGGACTGAGACTTGCAGGGAGCAAGTCAGTAGATCGCCTGATGCGGCATTAAGAACGCTAGGCGCGCTTACATCTCCCACATTATAGACGATAGAGGAAGCCGCTAGTTTATTAAACACAGCAACTAGCATTTCCTCAATTCCATTAAGGTTACCTTCGTTGTCTAGGAGCGGCACGAAGATGTTTATAGAAAAGTTAGCAAGTGGGGCAATGGTGTTATAACTATTGTTGTTAGGAGTCACATAAGGATCACTTGGACTGATTACAATGCTGTTCACGATCGGGGTTGCCGGCGGGAATGAAAATACTGACCAAAGTGAGTTATCGACTAGCGCTGCTGCAATAGTTGCGCGAAGTGTTGAAATCGCTGCTGTCATAGTTAGCCAACCATCGAGCGCGGATCAAGGTAAGGTGCTAACAACCCTCTGACCCTCGCGAGGAGCGTGTTCCCCATACGATAAGGGCTTGGTGCGTAGCCATCGATGGTTACGCCACCGCTTGAAGGCGCTTGTCGGCTTTGCCAGATGTCGATCGAGATCATCAGGCTGGCTTCTTGGATCGCTGGAATGGTTGAATAATCTATGTAAGTCTCAGCTGCTGCAATGCCATAAGGCTCGACTGTGTGGCGTGGGTTATCGACAGTATGATTTGTCGTAACATTAAATGATCGAGTGTCAACGCCTGTAATTGTCTTTGTGCCGTTGTACTTAGTGCCAGCGCCTGAAATTGTTACTGATTGGCCGACATAAAAATAATCGCCAATAGGTTGATCAAAGTAAAGAGTGCCAACTGTGCCGGTATTGCCGTGAGCAATTATGTACTGTTGGTTCTTCCATAGGAAGGGCAATAAGACATTATCTGAAGCGTCGCAGACAGATTGCAAGACTGCATCGGTGTAGAGAGTACCTACGCCTAGAGCTGTGCGAAGTTCTGCAACTGTTGTCAGAGCCATCTTATAATCCTTCCTAAAGACTGGCGGGGTAGAAGGGCACTACCCCGCCAGCGACTTAAATAGGCTTACGCCTTGTTGTTCTTGAATGCGCCAGCAGCAACCTTAGTTGCGATCGCGCCATAGCCGTAGTAACCAATAGTTACCTGACCTGCGGCTGTTGACTCTGCGCGTAGGCGGTAAGTTGGGCTCTCGTACCATGTATAAGCATCTGGGTTGACGATGATGATTGATCCATCAGTATCAGTTCCTGAAGCTGTGTTAGGCGTTACATAGAGGTTTAATCCCGCTACATTTCCTTGAAGCGCTGTAGGCGAAGCAACTCCGCCAGCGTTCTGAGGTTGTGAAGCTGTGTAGATTGGGCGGCCTGCATCGTTCAATGTCATGATGTTTGACCACTGTGAAGTGTTAACGATCATGTTGCGAGCAAATGGATTTGGCAAGCCAAGTGTTGCGCCATAAACAGAAGCTGCACCGCGAGCAACTACTCCAAGGAGTTCTGCTGCTGTTGGGTAGGTAACTGTTGTTGTTGCATCTGCTGTTGCGCCTGTGATCAATGCTGCGTTTACTGCTGCATCTGTAGCCTTTGCGTATGCTGCGGCCATGTTGCGTACTAGTTCATCAAAGAATGCTGGAGATGTACGATCTAGCAATTCAACAGAGAATGTCTGTTGTCCAGCGTACTTCTTAACAGTTACAGACAAGAAATCTGAAGTCATATCTGTGTCTTGGAACGCATTACCTTGTGCAGTTTCAGCAACTGCTGGCATTGCTGTGATCTTTGGGATTTCGAAAGTCATACCTGCATCTGGAAGTACTCCGCGTGAGATCGCTTCGATCGATGGGCGGATTGTTGTTCCAAGTGGGTTGATGATTTCAGATAGTTGACGAGTTGGAACGAGTCCTGGGTTATTTACTGTGCTATCTGCTGCTGCGATGTATTGACGAGCTGAGTCATCGCCCATTGCTGCGCGAATGGTGTTCTCTACATACTTTGCAGTTGTGAGTTCGATAACTGGCTTTGTGTAAGCCATGGCTGTTACAGCAGGGCGAGCAGCTTCAACTGCGGCAGCCTCAACTGTAGGTGTTGCTTCGACTGCTGTGGTTTCTTCCACGACTGTCTCGCTTTCTGTTGGTTGGGTAGGTTCAGCGACTTCATCTTCTGATGCCGCTATATCGGTTACTGCCGCAGACTTGAATGCCGCTGCTTGTACCAAACTTACTTCGAGCAGGTCAGCGCTCGATACATACAACACGCCATTCTTAGGCTTTGCTGCATTGACCATGACTCCGATGCTGAGACCAGTACGAAGTTCCTCGCTTGCTTCGATTAAAGCATCTGTACCGCGAGAGGATTTAGAGATCTTGAAAGAAGCAAAGATGCCTTCTTCTGTCTCGTTAAAGAATTGAGCGCGACCGATAGGCTGCTTAGGGTCATGTTCCAAGAGGAGTTTAACCTTGCTGGTGTCAGAGATATTTATCGCACCGCGCTCAAAGACAACCGCACCGGCAGAAGTGTTTCCAACTTCTCCGCCGAATGGCACTATTTTTCCAGAGATAGTGCGCGCTGCGCTATCTGCTGTGAGTTCTGCCGAGAATGTCAGCATTTCGCTCATATCATTCCTTCGCTTCCGTTAGGTGTTAAGTCTGTCATTTCCATGGCTTGCTCTTGAGTGATTAACTGGAGATCAAGAAGTTCGCGGATAATTGACAACTCAACGAGTGGGTCTGTGCGTAGATAATTCTTATCGATGTCGAACTTAACGATGTTTCCGCGAGCGGTTATATCGTCCATAGATAAACGATCCTCGATAGCCGATACGAATGGCTGCAAAGATAGTGTGAGGAACTGCTTGCGCTCGTCTTGGACATTGGCGTATGTCATCGTGGTATTTTGGTCAGCTGAGACATAATATGGCGGGATATTGCAGAGGCGAGCGATCTCAGTTGCTAGGTTTTGAATAGCCTCGTTGTACATCATGTCTTTAGGTGAGAACCCAACAGACTCATAACTCAAAGTAGAAGTTAGATATGCAGTAGAACGATTATTGCGGCTGTTTTTCCAAGCTGAAAGTAATCCTTGGACTTCAGCAGGTGGTAGATCCGCACCTGTGTTCTTTAGGTAGCCAGTTGCCATAGGAGTGCCAGCAGCAATAGCCGCAGCCTTTTGCACATCAAGTGCTGCGCGAATAGTTGATACGCCTGTGCCTAAGATGCCATCGCTTAGTGACTGGAAGGTGATCAGCGAGCCTAAGCCGTCCATGGGTACGGTTGTGCCATCGATCGCGTAAGACTTTACGAATACATTATCTCGATCAAGTGTTGCAGTTACGCGACTATTGGCGATCCATTCAAAGCGAGAAGGTCTGCCGTCCTCTTGATAAGTCTCAACGACCTGCCAGAAGGCTTGCCCATAAAATAGGAGGCTGTCAACTGTGTAAGCAATAGTTACTGAACGCGGTTGTGAATAAGAAGGTTGATCAAGCCAAAGTGGCTTTCCTAATTCTTCGCCGGTTGACTTCTTATACAACTCCAAAGGAATTGTGCCGATCGTTCCAGCTAAA